AAGCACGATCCGCGACGGCTCGGGCAGGCCGTGCCGGCTTGCAGTCCCGCGACCCACCCGCAACCCGGGCCGCAGTTACCGCCGGTCGAAGTGCCGGGGCAGGGGTCACCAAGCAGCACGATGGCCCACTTTGTTCCGGTGCCCGACTCTTTCCACAAGATCGGGACGCCAGCGCTCGCGCTACTGACGAGGTGTGTGGCGATGCCGCTAGTCGGGTGCGCACGGGTGTGCGCGGCACTGCTCACGCTCACTTGCACGACGGCAACGCCACTGGCAGCCGCGCGACCGATCTTCTGGCCCGCGATTGGCTCCAGTGTGATGACAAACGGGTCGCACGGGTCAGTCGGCGTTGCACCCTGGAAGCAGGGCCGCTCCTGGACCGCGTGCCGCTCGCCCACGCCGTCTTCTGGCGACGGGCCGACCGGATCACCGTAGGCCAGGACGGAGAACGCGGGCCAGGCGGTGATGCTGCTGTTCGGGTTCTTGACGAGGATCGTGTTCGCCGGGTCGATCACGTCGGCGTCGAGCGGGCCGCCGGCGTCGCCCAGCTTGCGGCGCTGGTGCGCGAGGGCCGCGTCGAGGATGGCGTTCCACGTCGCGGCCCGCGCCGGGATCGGGTCGCCGCTGCGGACGCGCTGGAGGGGGTCGCCCATCAGTGCGCCGCCGTTCCGGCCAGCCGGCCCCGGACCGCGACCGCGCGGCCGGTGGACAGCGTGACCAGCAGGGAGAGGGAATACTCAGTGTCGTCGGCCGCACCGTGGATGCGGACGCTCAGCCCCTCCCCGGCCGGGATACCGTCGGTGGTAGCGGCGAGCACGGTCGGCGTGCCGGCGGTCAGGCCGGTGCCGCCCGACACGGCCCCCGAGCTGATGGTTGCCCCGGCGCGGATCTCCGGGCACGTCGAGAGGTCGAAGAGGAAGTCGCGATCCTCCCCTTCGGCCAGCGTCAGCACGTCGGCGGGTAGGTCGTTGCTCACCTGATACCTCCACACTCTGGCCCACGACTCGCGCGGCCGCGCGAACGTCCGCCGGTAAGATGTCCGACGCCAGACCCGGACCCACGACCAGCGCGGCCGGCGGAAGGTGCCGCCGGGGTAGACCGGGGCCGCGACCGCGTCCCCCGTCAGCCCGCCGGTTCCGGTGACGAGCCCGGCCAGGTACTTCGCGGCGGCGCTGACCAGCGACCCGGCGGCCGTCACCGCGCCGCCGAGCGACTGGAGGAACGCCCGGACCGCCGATGCGTCGCCGGCCGGCGTCGTTGACCCGGCGAGGCTCTTGGCGGTCGCGCTGGTCGTGGTGCCGGCTGGCGTCGTGGACCCCGCGACCGGCTTCGCCGCCGCGTGAGTCGTGCCGCCCGCGGTCGTCACGCTTCCGGCCAGCAGCTTGCCCGCGCCGTGCGACGCGGCCCCGGCCCCGGTGACGCTGCCGGAAAAGGGCTTCGCCGCCGCCTGGGCTGTCGCCCCCGTGCCTGTTACCGACCCCGCCAGCGGCTTGCCGGTCGCGTGGGACTCGGTCCTGGCTGCCGTCGTGCTGCCGGCGAGCGACTTCGCGGTCGCACTCGCCAGCGCCCCGGCCCCCGTGACGCTGCCGGCCAGCGGTTTACCCGTCTGGCGGCTCTCGGCCCCGCTTGCCGTGACCGATCCCGCCAGCGGCTTCGCGGCCGCGTTCGCAAGCGAGGCCGAGCCGGTCAGGGAGCCGGTCAGGGCCGCGTTGCTCACCCGGCTGTTGGCGATCGCCCCGGATGCCGTGTTGCTGCCGGCGAGCGGCTTTGACACGGCCTTCGCCAGCGAGCCGGATGCGGTGCAGGAACCGGTGAGGGATTGCGTGTACTCGGTGCCGGACGCTACAGGCGTATAGGTGATGATGATGACGCCGTTCTTGCCGGCCGCACCAGCGCCGCCCGCCTGACTCGTTGCGCCGCCGCCGCCCCCGCCCGCCCCGCCTGCCCCGTAACTGCCGCTCGTCCCGGCGTTCTTGCCGACCCCGTTTGCGGCCCCGCTCCCCCCGGCCCCGGCCCCGCCGGACCCGACGCCGCCGCCCAACTCGGAGCCGTCGCTGCCGTTCCCGCCGTCCGCGGCGCTAGACCCCGTCCCGCGGGCACCGCCCGCCGTGCCATCCCCCTGCCCGCCGTTGCCGCCCAGCCCGCCGCCGGCGCTACCGCTGCCGCCGTTGCTGCCGTTGTTTCCGGCGGACGGACCAGCGGCGCCCCCGCCGCCCCCGCCGCCCCCGCCGCGGGTGGTACCGATGGCAATGCCGCCGTTGCCGCCGTTGCCGCCGTTGACCGTGACCCCGCCCGTTGACGATGCGGCGGTCCCTCTCGCCCCGAGGGTTGTGCCGACGGCACACCGCCCGTAGTCCGCGACGATTGCCGACGAGTTAAACGTGGTTGCGGTGCCGTCGTTGCCGACCGAACCGCCTGTGCCGACCGAAAACGTCACAGTGCCCGACAGGGTCAGGTTGGTGGACTTGGCGTATGCGCCACCACCCCCGCCCCCGCCCGCGGCCGCACCGTTCCCGGCTGACCCGGCGGTGCCGTTCGCGCCGCCGCCGCCCCCGCCGATGCACTCGACGGAGTTGGCGGCATCGTTCCAGTCCGCCGGCACCGTCCACGGGGAGGTGTCGGCGGTGGTCAGGACGACTACGGTTGCCATCGGGTTACCACGACGCCGCGGCGTCGATCACCTGCACGCCCGGAACGACGGTGTTCGGGTTCTCGCCGACCGGCCCGGCCGCCGTGTTCTTGCACGAGAACGCCAGCCCGAATCCGGCATCGTTGACCTGGGCCGGGGTCAACCCGGACACGGTGTACGTCGCGTCCGTCTCGGCCATCGGCCACGCCCCGGCGACGGCGAGCTCGGTGGGCTGGATGACCCCGCCAATCACCGGCCGGACGCTGTAGTCCTCGACCACGCCGGTGGCACTGATCTTCCGCCGCCGCACCCGGAACGCCACCGACACCGGGCCGGCATCCTCGGGCACGGAGAACGGAAACTGCTCGCATCGGATGTACTGCATCACCGTCTGCGGGCTGATGCCGCCGGACGGGGACGCGGTCTTGTTGTCCTGGGCCTGAACCGCCGCCGGCAGGTTCAGCCAGGTGCGGGTGCCGACCGTCGCATCGTTGGCGGCGGCGGCGGGCGGGAACGGTCCTTGCGTCGGCATCGGCACAACCTCGGGGGTGAGGGAGATGGACGCGGCCGGGGACGGCCCCCGGCCGACTGGTGGGTCAACTGCCCGACGGCAAAGTCAGCACGTACGTGGTGGCCAGGCTGTCGCCGGCCGTGGAGTCCAGGTTGATCGCGGTGAACTTGGTGCGGTCCCACATCGTCCCGGCGCTGGTGGCCGAGAAGATCCCGTGTTCGGTGATGGCCAGCGTTCCGCCGCTGTCCGGCGTCAGCGTGCCCACCGTGGTGTACGTGTTCGTACTGCTCGACTGGCTGCCGGTCGGCCGCGTCGAGTTGCTCGCGTACTCCGTCGTCAGTTCGGTCACCAGGGCCGTGTGGGCCGCGCTCTCGTTGGTCGTGCCGGTCCCGTACCCGTGGTACTTGAACAGGTTGCTGTCCGACCCGCCGCCCGCGATGTCGGCCGCGAGGTACGCGACCCCCGCGTCGGTCACCACCCGGCGGCCGAGCAGCCCGTAATCGGTGGCCGTGCCGTCCGCGTGGGTGACGACGGCCCGCAGTTCGGAGTACGCGACCAGCAGCCCGCACCGGCGGGCGATCTTGGCGAGCGTGGGCAGGAACAGCGAGCCGTCGAGCAGACACTTCGCCCACTGCCGGGCGCGCCACCGCAAGGGCGGGCGGCGGACGGCCGGCGGGGCCGCGGGTTCGACAACAACAGCCGGGAGCGTGGCCCCCGGCGAGAACAGGCCGAGCATGGGTCTACCCCTTGGTGGTGATGCCGCCGACCGCCCCCAGCGTGCCGCCCAGCGCGACCGCCTTGCGGCCCTTGCGAGCCTTCCCCGCGACGGCCGCGGCGTGGTCGATGGCCAGTTCGTTGGCGCGTTGCTCCATCTCGCCGCGGTTGGCGTCGATCAGGGCATTCAGCGAGGCCGCGAACGCCGCCGGGTCGGCCACGGTGACCGGCTCGGCGTGGCTGACGGTGTGGCCGCCGACCTCGACGGTGCAGCGGTGCGTGATGGTCAGGTCGCCGGTCGCGGCGTCGTATACGATCTGGAGCTTGTGCGCGGCCATGTCATTCCCCAATGCCGAGGTCGCTGAACAGCGACGGTAGGTAAATCTGCTCGACGTAGGCCGCCGCCGGGATCTCCACGATGGCCCCGGCGTCTTCGGCCTTCTCGTAGGTCACCCACAGGTGATTCCACGCGCCGACGGTGTCCAGCACCAGCCCCGGGCAGATCGTCACGTCCGCCAGGTTCTTCCCGATGGCGAGCTTGTGCGACAGCGTCCACCGCGTACCCGTCGTGTGCTGGCCGCTCGCGCCGAGGTACAGCGCCTCGCCGGTCGCGTTGCCCCACCACGGCTGGCCGTTGACCGTGCCGGTGGCGTCCCGCAGTTTCTTGATGTCGTTGAGTGTGAGCTGCGCCCGCTCCTCGGTGATGGTCCACTCCATCTTCGAGACGAACTTCTCGCAGCCCTTGACCCCGTCCTTGCTCACGCCGATCGCGCCCTTGAAGTCGGGGGCCGCGCCGCCGCCGCGCTTCTTGCTTTCCACGGTGCTGATCGACTGCGTGATCGTCACCGACTGGCCCGACGTGTCGAAGGACAGTGAGAACCGCTGCCCGCCGCCGGCCGGGTCGCCGCCGGGGCGAAGCGGCTCGTCGGGGTCGGGCGCGGTCGGCTGGACCGGCGGTGTGTCGCCGACGGCGCGGTTCGCGTCACCACCCCCGAACGCCCCGCCGCTGCCGTACTCGACTTCGACTTCCCACAGCAGCCCGCCCTTGTACTTCGCCCCGAGCTTGGTCCGGATCAGGTTGTCCCACGCGACGGGCGTGTTGGCGATCGCGTGTTGGTACGCCGCGTTTTGATCGTCCGTCCCGTGCAACGCCCAACGCCGGGTCTCGGACTCGCCCGACGAGTCTTTGTTCAGGTCGCGGGACTCGGTCATCTCCTCGAACAGCAACGGCACGGCACGGCCTCGCTACTGGATTCGGTTCAGCCGCTTCAACTCGTTGACGATGTCGGGGATGCCCCCGGTGTTCCCCTCGATGCCCTTGAGCGCGTCGAGTTGCTTCCCGACCTTGTCGCCGTACCCGAACTGCTGGGCCGCCGACCCGCGGACGAACCCGCCCTTCACGCTGTCGGCGATCTCGGCCATCGCCGGAATCTTGCCCAGCGCCTGGCCCGCGGCCTTGGGCGCGCCGAACATCCCGGCCACGCCGCCGAGGGCGGTCATCATGCCGAGGATCTTCGGCCGCTCGGCTTCGGCGAGCAGGCCGCGGAACTCCGCTTCCGCCTTTTGCACCGCGCCCATCGCGTCGCGGACCCGCGCGAACAGGTCGGTTTGCCGCTGCCCCTTCCCGCCGGCCAGGTCGCCGACGATGCCCGCCTGCCGCCCCTTGCGGCCCTCCTCGATGGCCGCCCGCTGCTTGTCGTGCATGACCTCCAGTTCGCCGTTGATGCCCGCGAGCAGCCCCTGCGCGTCGTTGAGCCCGAGCGCGTCGGCGAGGCCGAGTTGATTGGCGGTCGTGCGCATCCGGTTCACGATGTCGCCCATCGCCCACACGAACTGCCGGGCGATCCAGTTGGTCGCGTCCTCCCACGCGGTCATCAGGGCCGCGGTCAGGTCGTTCCACGCGAGCTTCGCGCCGGCCACCGTGTCGTCGAGCGTGTTCAGGAAGTCGGCCCGGATGCCGCCCCAGCCGGCGGTGAGGTAGGCGCTGAACTTCGCCCACTCCAGTTGCATCGCGCCAAGGGCGACGCGCCACGCCATGCCCAGGTCACCCGCGGCAAATGCGTCCTTGATCCCGCCCCACGCGGCGGATGCGGTCTCGGCGATCGAGCCGAACGCTTCGAGGCCGAAGCCCTTCATCGCGGTCGCCCAGCGCTGGCCCGCCTCCGTCTGGGTGACGAACACGTACGTGAGTGCGGCCATGCCCGCGACGACGAGGCCGATGGGCGAGAACAGGAGGCCGATGGCTGCCTTGGTCGCGCCGAGGACGGTGAGCAGGCCGCCGACCGCGGTTGTCGTGACCGAGATTGTCAAGCCGAAGCCCATCAGGGCCACGCCGCCCGCCAGCAGCCCGCCTGCGACACCGGCGATAGTCACGAGCAGCTCGCGGTTGTCGGCCAGCCACGGACCGGACTTGGCTGCGACCAGCTCGATGAATCGCGATGCAACCATCAGCGCCGGGGCGAGCTGGTCACCCACGGTGATAGCAAGAGACTCGGCAGCGCCCCGGAGGTGCCGCCAGCTCCCACCGATGCCACTGTCCATGTCCTGTGCGGTCGATGCAGCCACACCGCCGGCGGACAGCAGTGTGTCCCGCAGTTCGCGGATGGCCGGAGCGCTCTTCGCACCGATCGACGCACCGGTCACACCGAGCAAGCCGAAGAACTCGTTGAACTTCGACGCGCGGTCGCCGGTGGCCATGTCCTTGGTCGCGTCGCCGATGTCGCCCAGCACATCCACCAGGGGCCGCAGGTTGCCGGACGCATCGCGGCCCGACACACCGAACAACCGCTGCAAGTCCGCCTGCTCGGACATCAGCAGCATCAAGCGGCGCAGCGACGTGCCGGCCATCGAACCCTGAATGCCCATGTTGCCGAAGACGCCGAGGATGGCCGTCGTGTCTTCGAGGCCCATCCCCAGGTCGGCCGCAACCGGGGCTGCATACTTGAGGGCTTCACCAAGCGACTCCACTGAGTTGAACGTAGCGTTGGCTGCCTTGGTGAGTACGTCGGCCACGCGACCGGCCTGGCCCGCGTCGAGACTGAACTGCCGCAGTGTGGCGGACATGATCCCGGCCGAGAGGGTTGCGTCGGTGCCGGTCGCGCGGGCCAGGTTGAGGACCGAGGCCGTCATCGCCTCAATCTCGTCGGGCTTGAAGCCCGCCTTGCCCAGCTCGGTCATCAGTGACGCGACCTGGACCGCGGTGAAGCTGGTCGTGCGGCCAAGCCGACGGGCCGTGTCGGAGAGCTGCGCGAACTGTTCTCCGGTCGCCTCACTGACTGCCTTGACCATCCGCATCTGGTCATCGAAGTCCATGAACACCTTGGCCGCCAGCGCGAACGGGCTGGCCACCGCCGCCCCGCCCTGCACGGCCAGCCCGCCGACCTTCGTGAACAGCATCCCGATGTTGTTGATCCTCGCCCGGACCTTATCCAGTGCGGCGCTTACCTGCTCGCGGATGGTGAGGTCGACGTACGCACCACCAGCGCGGATGCTGCTCGCACCGCCACCGCCACCACCGATCATTGGTCCTGCTGGCATTACTCAGCCCCGATTGCCCGCGTGCTTCTTCGCGTTCTCTTCGACCATCACCCGCCACCGCATCTTCTGCTGCCAGGCCTCGATGCGGAGCAGTTCGGCACTCTTCGGCTTCGCCACCCTGTACGGATTGATCTCGTGCGGCTTCGCCTTCTCGCCAACCATCGCCAGCACGCCGGCCAGGTGCCAGGCCACCAGCTCGCCGGCCTGCTCGAGCCGGCCGCGAATCATCCAGTGGAGTTCGCGGAGGGAGTAGCCGCGGGGGTCGATTCCGAGGACGCCGGCCCAGCCCCAGGCGGTCCGTTCGGCGTCGGGCGTCTCAGGCTGTCGAGCGTCAGGCCGTCGATCGCGTCCAGCTTGATCGCCGTGAACGCCGCGTCCAGCTCCTGATTCTTCCTGGCCATCCGCGTGAGGAGCGACCGCGTCTGGCTCGGGCAGAAATCCGCGACGGCCTCGTACAGTGCGTGGGCCGCATGCTCGGCCGAGTCACCGCCAAGGCTCTTGAAGAACCCGGCCTCGGTCACGTCGAGCCGGGCCGCGTCGTCACGGATCAGGCACCAGATGACCGCACAGAACTTCTCGGGGTCCTTGAGCAATTCCCCGAACGGCTTGAGGTTGTCGTTGGGCAACTCGGCAATCTTGACCCCGGTCGCTTCGCGGACGGGCTTCAGGTCGCCGACGGTGATCTTCAGCGTCCACTCCCGGCCGGCAGCGTCCTTGAATGTCCGCGGTCGGCGCTCGACTGTCTCGCTCAACGGTGCCTCCAGAACGAGTGCGGCGGCCTCCAGACGGCCGCCGGCGATGAGTAGCCGAGCGACAGCCCGGCGGTGTTCCATCGGGAGTAGTGCAGCGAGATCGCCGGCGTACACTCCCTCGTCGCCGCCGGCCCTCAGCGGATCAGCCCGCGGAGTGTCTCGGCGAACTTCGGGCGCTCGGCCGCCAGTGCCGGGGCCATGAACGGCCGGGGTGCGACGTGGGCGGCTGTCTTGCCGGCCTTCGTGTCGCGCGTCACGGTGCCGCCCCGCTCCAGTACGCCGGGCACGATGCCGCGGCCGACCTTGCTGGTGAACGGCACCGGCCCAACGACGACGGTTTCGATGGCACTGTCCCACGCGAAGAAGATCAGGCCGCGAAGCTGGCCAGCATGTGAACTGGGAGGCGAACCCGGGCTGCTGATCCGCTTCCGCTTCCGGATGCTCGTCTTGGCCCGCTGCCGAACGTAGGCACCGAACTTCGACAGCGACCGACGTTTGGCGTCCTTGATCGACCGCACGACCTTGTCGGCGTCGAAGAAGCCTTTGGCCACGGCCTGCATGTCGAACGCCACGGCAGCCCCTAGAACGCGGTGAAGGCGGGCGCCGAGGCCGCACCCATGATGACCGACTTCGGGTAGCCGTTGCTCGTCCAGCCCGGGGCCAAATCGAACGTCGTGTACACCACGTCGCCAGAGCCCTGGCCCTGGTCGGTGAAGCTCACGTTCCACTCGGCCCGCAGCCCCATCGCCCCCTCAGTGGCGATATCCCCGTCGAGAATCATCAGGTCCAGAAGAGCCGTGGCGCTGACTGCGGCCGCGAACATTGCCACGTACGCGGTGTCGGCGTCGTCGGCCCGCATGGTGAGCTGCGGCTTGAGGTCAACCTGCGTCTTCGCATACAGCTTCGCGCGAGTCGCGCGAATCGACGCTTCGACCAGATCCCACGGGATGTTGTTCTTCCCGTCCTTGACGAACGTCATCTCGACCCATGTGGGAGTGCCGTAATTGCCCGTGTTCCGGTACGCGCCGCACGCGATGCCGGTCTTGACTGCACTGGTTGCGGCCATCGTCGCTTACCTCGTTTGGAGCTCGCGGAACTGGTAGGCCAGATCGCAGCGGAACACGTTGTTGCGGGCCAACTCGTCCTGGTCGTACAGTTGCACCACGTCGATCGACTGCGTCCAGAATCGCCGGCTACCCAGCGCCAGCAGTGTTCGGCCGCTGTAGTCGAGCAGGTCGAACAGGTATGCCTGCACCCAGTACACTTGCTCCCGCATCCACGCCTTCACCTCGGCGCTGGTCGGCCCGCTGGCCTCTGGGAAGCGGTTGATCGTGATGGCTCCGATCTGGTAGCCCTCGATGTCCTCGCCGCGGTCGGCGAACTCCCGCGACCACGGGCCGGGGAAGAGGTACACCTTGCGGCCGACTAGATCCTTCAGGTCGCTGGTCGTGACCGGCGCGAGAAACTCTTGACTCACCGAGTCGTTGCCGCTGGGGTTCCACGCGGCCTTCACGACGCTCACGAGCTTGTCGCATAGTTCGATTTCGCGGGCGTCTGCCATCACCCCACCCGCTTCACGTGCAACTGGTAGAGCGTCCGCTGCGTGTCGCTGTACCGCCAACTTGGCTCGCCCGTGTCCGGGGTCATCACCTGGAAGATCATCGCGGTCCCGTTGATGGTCTCGGTGATCCGGTCGCCCTCCCTTGGCTCACCCATCGCGGTCAGGGCCGACACCTTGATCAGGTAATCCCGGTCGCCCCAGATCAGCCGCGCCCCGCCTTCCTGGTTCGAACTGAATCGCGTGTTGTCGGGCCATGCCGCCTCGTCGGCTTCGGCGATGCTGACGCTCTGCGATCCGCGGCTGTACGTGATTGCCACAGCGGCCGCCACGCCCAGTGCCCGGTTCAGCATCGCCTGTCCGCGGGCCAGGAGTCGCACGTCAGTCCCCCTGCTCGACCGCCGCCACCACCTCGGCCAGGTGGCCAGCGGTCTGGTACACGTGCAGTTCCTCGGCCACGTCCTCGTTGACTCCGTCGAGAGCGCCCTGAGCGCCCTGGAGCAAGGCCGGTGACCGCTTCGTCGCCGCCTTCAGCTCGCCCACCAGGGCGACGACGTCGACCGCCCGCACACGGGCGTAGCCCTTGGGCGGGATGTTGGCGATCGCGGCCTTGATGTTGGTGAGTGCCTCGCTCATCGTCATTGCTCCGCATAATGCGCCCGCAGCCAGTCGAGCGCGAACTCGTACGCGTCAGCCGCAACCGTCTTCTCGACGTGGGCCAGGAGGAACAGCGGGCCGACCGCCGCACCGAGGTTGAACACAGTGGACGCCAGCACGAGGGCACCGTTGACGTAACACTGCACGTCGGCCGGGTCGCGCATGTCGAGCCAGACTTCGACGCGGTTGGCGACCGCCGACCCCTCGGTGTAATCCGTGGTGGTGTCCGTCGCGGCGACGGTCGTTGTGCCGTCATTCGACTGCAGGTTGATGTTCGTGTTGTTCGCGTCCAGGTGCACGAACAGGTGCTCGGCAATCGAATCGGCGTCGGTCGCGTGCGTGCCGCTTGCCACGCCCACGTTCACATCAACGACCGTGCCAGCCCCGTCGTTCGGGACGCGGAAGGCCAGCTCGATGATCGCGTTGACACTGGGGGTGAACCCGTCCACTGAAATCGCGTCGAGTTTTTGAGCCTCGTTCGTCGTGCTGATAACGAAGTGGTGCGCACCGCCCCGCCGCAGCAGCGACAGCCCGCCCAGTGCCTGCGTCCCCACGATCGTCGTGAGGAACGGGTCGCGGGCGATGTCGAGATCGTAGGGTGGATCTTCGTTCAGCGTGACAGCGACGACGGGCGCACCCGAAGTGGCGTCCTCGGCGATCCGGCCGACGTAGAAGTCGCGGTCGTTCACCTTGCGGAAGGTCGCGTTCCCCGCACTCCGGTCCCAGTAGACCCGGTTCCCCTTCAGCCCGACCCAGCCGGATGCCTTCGTGACGTAGAACGTGCCGATCGTGGTGAGGTCGACATAATCGCCCGCGGAAGCTGCCGTGGGCTGGTCGAAGACTCCGGCCTTCCCCGTCGGCGACTGCCACACCGCGTAGGGCGTGACGGCGTTTTCGGCGGGAAGCCGCTCGATGCCGAAGTCGCGGATGGAACGGGCTTCGCCCACGGGTCAACCCCTTGCGTCTTCGTCGGTCTGGTAACTGCCCCACGGCCGGTCGTTGACGAACGCACCGTCGCCCCAGTGGGTCAGCGGGACCGACCGCGTGGCCGCGACCCGCAGCCCCCGCTCCCACCACCACCGCGACGCGGCCCAGTCCTCGGGCACGAACTCCGCGACGTACCCGTCGCCGTCGCGGACGATGCGGTCCTCGAACCGAAACGCGAACGGCGGCTCGGCCCATTCCCCCAGCCGGCACACCCAGCAGCCGGTGTTCACCAGTAGCGGGTAGCCCGGGAAACCGACATCCGCCGCGGTGAACGTCCCCGGCATCCCGTCGAGTTCGCGGAACGTGAACCGCTTGAGCGGGTGCCACCGCTGGTCCGGGTCCGGGTGGCCGATGCCGGTCGAGCTCACGCCCCGGCCGTCCTTGATCGGCACGACCGCCGAAACCACGTCGAACGGCCCGGCGTCCAACTCCGCGATTAGCGCGTCGAGCCACCACTCGCACCGCGGCTGCACGTCGTCGTGCAGCATGGCGAACAGCACGGGCCGGTCGGTCTGGCGGCGGGCGTTGAGGGCCGCGGCGAACAGGTTGTTGAAGTTCGCCGTCAACCCGCTGGCCTGCCGCGCCGCCGCCCGCACCTCGTAGTTGCGGCTCGGGAGGAACAGGGCCTTCGCCACGTCGAGCTTCCGCGGGCCGGACAGCGTCGGCATCCCGAGAATCACCAGCGGTTCGGTCGCGTCGCTCACCCGTCGCCCTCGTATCGTCGTCATCAGTGCCGGGGGCCGGATTCGCACCGGCGGTCTCGACGTTATGAGCGTCGCGAGATGGCTGCTTCTCTACCCCGGTAGGTGGGCCAGGGAGGATGCCCCGGCCCAGTTCGGTTAGCTCGGCAGCAGCGGCAGCGTGTACCACGTCGTCGCGTCATAGGCGATGAAGTGGGCGATGGTCGGGCCGCTCGCCAGCGAGATAGCAGCGTTGGCGGACAGCGCGTTGATAGCGTCGGAGGTGTTCGGGTACACCTTGAGGATCTTGTTGCTGACGCTGCTCTTGATGATGCACTGCATGCCGGCGACGGCGGACGGCAGGATTACGCCCACGGTGTCGTCGGCGGCGGTGACCAGCGTGAACCCTTCCGTCACGGCAGCAGCCGTGCCTTGGTTCGTCCCGGTTGCAGCCACGGTGGCCGTCGGGATGCGTGGCATTTTGCCGAACGTCACAGATGCTGTGTTGCTGTCACCAATGGCGATGGCCCCATCGGTGCCTGAGCCGTTCTTGGCCCCGCCGCGGAGGGTCAGCGCCCCGCCGTTGCCGTTGCCGCCGGCCGCCGCACCGCCGGCGATGGTCACAGCGCCACCGGTGCCACTGGTCGCGCCGGCCGTACCACCGGACACGGTGACCGCGCCGCCAGCCCCAGTCAAACCGCCGGTGCCGCCGGTGACGGTGATGGCCCCGCCCGCATTGCCGCTGGTCGAGGACGTGCCACCAACCACGGCGATGGCACCGCCCTGTGCGGCCGCCTGACCACCGATACCGAGCGAAGAGTCAGAGCCGGTGATGTCGTCGGCCGTCACGCTACCGGCGATGGTCGCGGTCCGTTTGGCGGCGGTGAGCAGCACGTAGACGTAGTCATCGCCGCTGGCTGCGTCAGCGACCGCCACGCCCATCAGATAGCCACCGGACGCTGTGCCGTTGGCTGCACCTGTTCCAGCGGTGCCGTTGTCAGGGTTGCCGGTCGTGTGCCAGTAGATGGCATCCCCGGCCGTCAATGCGCCGGTTTCCTTGGGCACCTTCCAGATGCCCTCGGTAAGCAGCGATCCCTTGACGTTGGCCGCGATGTCCCGCGGCGCGATGAAGGGGATGGAGCCAATGACGATCACGTCGCCCGCGTATACCGCGGAGGCCGGCGTGTAGTCGATCGCGCAGTCGTCGCTGTAGAGCAACGCTGCGGCCTGAGTCTGAGCCATCGAACCGCCCTCCGAAAACCGGTGTGCCGATCAGGCCCCGGCGAACGTCGCCGGGGCCGGGTGGGCGGTCAGGCCGCGCCCTTCGATTTGACGCCCGCAAGGTACTCGGCCTGGTCAACGCCGAAGTCGTGGAAGCCCTTGAACTGCACGCCGAGCTGGTCGAAGTCAGCGTCGGCGCTCTCGACGGTCGGGGCCATCTGGCCGTTGAGGAACGACACGGCGACGGCCGCCAGGTAGGCCGGGTTGTTCAGCAGGAACTAGGCGGTCGTGCTGTAGTTCGTGTAGTTGCTGTCGCTCAACTGCCACGCCACCACCGGCCGGTACTTGTTCTGGAAGATGTTGGCGTCGGAGTTCTTCACCTGTCCCAGGTTCTGGTTCCGGTACAACACCTCGGCGTTACCCTCCAGCTCTGGCGGCACGAGCAGGATTTCCGGCCGGCCACCCGGCGACCCGCCGACTGGGTTCGCGGTGTCCGCCGTCACCGCCTTCGTGCCGTCGGCACTCGGCGACTTCATCAGTCGGAACTGCTTCACGCCCAGGCCGAGGCCAACGCCATCGACGCCGAGGTTTGTGGTGCTGCCGGAGATGTAGTTCGTTCGAGTAGTCGTCCAGAACGTGGACGCATTCGCAAGGAAGGCGGCCCAGAACACCTTGTTGAACTTCTTCGAACTGCCGCGGCCGAGCCGGGTTCGCACGTCCTGGAACGCGCCGAGGTCATCGTTGATGATGTCGGCCCGCGTGAGGTTGAACATCTTCGCATAGGTCTTGGCCTGCCGGGTGTACGACTCCTGACCAGCAGTCCCGTGCTTGATCCGGCCGTCCGGCCCAAGCTCCTCGTACTCCATGTCATCGAGCATCCGGTAGCTCGTGACCTGTTGGAAGTTTCGCACGTTGCGAACGGCGGCAACCTCCTTCCATGTCATGTCCTCTTCGACGTAGCCGGCTAACAGTTCCTTGTTCGCCACGTTGCCAAGGATGCCGCTCATCGAGATCGTGGACGCATCGGCCGTCAGCCCGCCGACCGGAGAGCCGAACGCAGCTCGCATCACGTCGCGGAGGTTTGTGCTTGTGATCCGGTCGCCAACCGCACCGGGGTAGCCGTTCTGCACGGCTGCGAGCAGGAACAACTGTTGCAGGCCGATGTGCCGGAACGACTCGTGCGCGGCCTGGAGCGTGTTCGCGTCGTATGCCCTCTCGGCGTTCGGGCTGCCCAGGCTCATCCGCAGGGCGGCCTCAAGAGCGACGTTGACCGGCACGCCCGGTGCAGCCTCACGGCCCATCTGCCAGCGACCGCGACCGACATTGATGTGCGGGCCGTTGTGCGGGTTACCCGGCCCAACGCCGGTGGTCAGGTCGGCCTTGAGCGCAAGCAGCTCGGCCTTCTCGACGCTCATTCCCTCGCGGATCGCCTGTGCGACGATCGCCGGGTGCTTGCCGGCCACGCGCTGGATGCCAGCGATGCGGTCAGACTCCGCGGCCATCTGCGAGCGGAACGCCTGGATCGGGTCGGGGATGGTCGATGCGGCCACAGTTGCGGTCGCGGCCGGCTGGTCAACGATGGTCGGTTCCACGACTGCGCTCCGGGTTGGGATCGGGCCGGCGGCCCTGGTTGCATTGGCTCGGTTCTGCCGGCGGGCCTCGGCGGCCAGGTCGGCGACGGTCTTGTCGAACGACTGAATCCCGTCGATCAGCTTCAGGCCGAGGGCCTCGGTCGCCCCGAAGACACCGCCGGTCTTCACGGCTTCGAGCTGCTTCGCGGTCAGGCTTCGACCCTTCATCACGCCGGCGTCGAAGCTCTTCTGGCTGTCTTCCACCATGCCGCGGAAGTACGCCTGTTGTTCGTCGGTAATCTCACTGCCCGGCGTGCCTGCGCCCTTCAATGGGCCGGTGCCGAAGACGAGCGCCTTGACACCCTGCTCCTTCGCCGCCTCGCTCAGGTCGTACACCACGGCGAGCGTGCCAATGGAGCCGATCAGGGCTGTCGGGTTGTTGGCGAAAATCTGGTCACACTGTGACGCGACCCAGTAAGCCGCCGATGCACAGAGATCCTCGGCGAACGCCCACACGGGCTTTTGCCTCGCGGCGGCGGCGACTTCGGCCGCCAGGTCCGCCGTACCGCTCACCGTGCCGCCAGGGCTGTCGATCATCACGATGATTGCCGCGACTTCCTGGTCGGCGGCGGCCTTGCGAATCGCACGGCGGGCGGCAATCGTCGAGCTGCTCGCACTCATCGAGGACGACGCTTTCATCAGCGTCCCGGCGAGCGGGATCACAGCGACCTGTTGGCCGTTGCCGACTTTCAGCGTCTGGTACCCGACGTCAGCGGCCTGGAGCTTGACCGGCTCGGCCTGCGCAACGTGGGCCGCGAGATCGGTACGGCGGCACGCATCCCACAGGGCAGCCCCGGCGCTCGGCTCGATGGCCCACACGCCGGCGTAGTCCGTGACGCGGCTGAACGCTGGCACCGTGATCGTGGCGTCAGGCAGCATGGGCGGGAGCCTCCTGCGGTTGGCCGTCGGCTGTCCGCGGCGGCACAGCCGTGCCAACCAGCCACGGCGGCAATGGCAGGCCGTTCTGTTCGAAGAGGTCCTTGGTCCGCTTCCGGCCGAGGATCAGCTCCTCTTCTGTGACCCCGTCTCGCGCTGCGATGGCTGCGAGCGTGTCCGCCCCGTTGGTCAGGTTCAGTTCGTCGGCCGAAGCGTCCTTGACGGCGTCGATCACCGGTCGGGCGTCATACTGCCAGCGGTGCTTGAGCTTCCACCACTGGCCCTCATAGCGGACCAGCCCCGGCAGCGCGAACTTGGCGAACTCGAACCAGCGGTATAGGGTCGGGTCGAACGCCTTGGCCTCCAGCCCCTGGCGGTGGATGGTGCGGTCGGCCCAGTACGGCGCATCGTCCATCCGGCCGGACGAGAAGTTGTAACTGCTGTGGTCGCCGGCCATCTTGCCGAACGGTACGTTCAGTGCCCGGCCGATCTCCCGCAGTTTCGCCTTCACGAACGCTTCGTATCCGGTCGTCGGCTGCTCCGGCTTGAACTGCGTCACACTCCCGCCGCCGGGGACCGTCAGCAGCATCCCGCGGACGAGCTCGATCGTGTCCATCGTGTCGTACGTGACCGGCTGGCCCTGGTCGTCGAGCGTGCCATCGGGGAGTTGCAGCACGCCGGCCAGCATCGCAGCCGTCTCGGCGGCCGTGAGCGTGGCCGAGGTGAACCGCCGCAGTTGTGCGAAGATCGGCAGCGCTGGGGCTGTCTGGGTGAACCCCCGCAACTGGCCGGGCCGCTCCGGGCGGAACCAGTGGATCACGTTCCGGGCATCGACCGTGTCTGGCTCGAGCGTCGTGCGGACAAGCCGCATGTCGCCCGGGTGCCGCTTCAGCACCTTGTAGGCAACGACTTCCTGGTCATCGTCCACGACGATGCCGTCGTCACCGTTCGGGTCGAGCATCGGGAACAGGTAGCCGTGACTCACCTGGTCGGGCTCGATCAGCCGCACGTCGAGCGTCACGGGCAGGCCGAGCCGATCGAGCCGCTTCGAATCGCGGAACACGCCGAAGCATTCGCCGGCGACGATCTCGACACCACACAGGACGCGGCTCGTCAGCGGCCAGTCGCACGCCGCAGACCACACCCGCCAGAGGTCCTCGACGGCCTGATTCAAACCCGCGTCGTCGGTCAACATCTGGAGCCGCGCGCCGGTGCCGACAGTGTCGGTGACGAGCGTCTTCACCATGCCGGCCATGAAGCAGTTGTTCAGGGCCTCATACCGCGCGCGGTCCCGAAGTGTCTTGCGGTACGCCGGCGTCATCTGGCTGACCGGGGCCAGCGAGTCAGCGTTGGCCCAGTGTCGGCGGTTTTCGTCGGTAGTCCGCACCGCATCGTGCCCGGCACGCCGCGTGACGGTGCCGCGAGCCGGCCGGGGGG